GCGCCGTGCGCGGCGACCTCGACCACCGCTGGCTACCCCTGCAACAGCCCGACCTCGCCGAGCCGCTTGAGGGTCTGCTGACTGAGCGCGTGGCGCTCATCGGCAATCTTGCGCGCGCCGTCCAATACAACAACGCGCTCAGGATTGCAATCGGAAAACGACTTGATGGCGTTGCTCAGAATCCGAAGCTGCTCGTTGACCTCGTCCACCGCATCCTTGAGGGCCAGCAGCTCGCTGTCCCCGCCCGTCTCCAGGCTCTTGATGACCTTGGGGCTAACTGCCATGCGGGCCATCATCGACTTGACCTCGACCCGCGTGTCGGGGTTGGACCCACGATTGACTGCCGCCACCTCGATCAACTCCTGCTCGAAGTACTCCCGGCCGATCACGTTGTTTTCCTTGTTGCGCCAGTCCCACACCCGGCCGATGAAGCCCACGCTCGTCTCCTTCAGCACCTCGCGCGCGTACTTGCCGGCCAGATCCATGGCGAACTCATCGCCGGGGTCAAACGCGAACGGGTCCAAGAACAGGGCCTTGCCCTTGTCCCCCGTGCCCACCTTGGCCCTGACGTCAGGGCTGGCGATGTTCGGGCGCATGATGTCATGCATCCACGTCATGAGCGGGCCGGCGTTGAACTTCACCAGGTCCCAGCCGGCGCCCCGCTTGTTGCGCCCCTGATGGATCACGTCGCCGTCACTGTCCACGTTTTCGGTGGAGACCATGGCCACCATGCGCTTGGTCTGCTGGTCGACGGCCACCTCGGACACCAGCACGGGATTGGACTTCACGCACAAGAGCATCCCGCCCTCAAGTTCCACGATCTGCATTAGGACGCTCCTTCCACCAGGGGAATAGTCTCGCAGCGGCAATTGATGACGTTGCCGGCCTCGCCGCCGGGGGCCATGGGGAACGGCAAACCACAGGAGAAATTCTCGCCGATGTTGCGCACTTCCTCATGACACTTGCTGTGGTCAAACTCGCCGGGCTCGCTGCCGTCGCGCACCACATCGTCATTGGCCGTCAGCCACATGTGCTTGCCGAATCCCTGGCCGCGCATCTCCGCATCGCGGGCCACGCTGTAGGCCGTGCCGATCTCGGTGCGCGCGATGGTCGGCGCCCTGTGCGCCCCACCCGGCCCGCTGGCCATGCGCTCGGCAATCAGGTGCACAAGCTCGCTGGACTCGGCGCCCTCGCCTACGGCCTCGAGCGCAGCACCGATCACGTCCTGGAACAAGTCGTTGGCCATGCCCTTGATCAGGTTCTCCCGGCGCTTAATGTGGTCGGTGACCTCCGGCCGCCAGGGTGCGCGGGCCTTCCACACGTTCAGCTCGGCATCGGTCATCTTGCCCGTGACCAGCTCGACGATGGCCTGCTGGCCCTCGCTGGCTCCGATGCCCTGATACTTGGCGGCCATGGCGGCCATCTTGTCGGGCACATCGGCGAAGGCCGCTTCGATAGCCTGCCGCACCTTGAATGGCGTCGGCTCGTTGTCGAGGCCCGATCGGATGGCAGAGCCCACGCCAGCCAGCAGCTTGCGATGCTCCGCCTTGTATTTGCCCTGTGCCCTCAGCAGGCGCATGTCGCGCTGGATCTTGGCGCGCGTGTCGCCGGCGCGCTTGAGAATCAGGGCTTGGGTCAGGCCATCCTTGTGCTGGACGGCGACAGCCGATTTGGGCTCATCGGCCACAGGTGGCGGGGGCAAAGCCGGCTCTTCTGCCGGCATATCCCACTCAGCAATCAGCTTGTCGATAGGCGCCAGCGCACTGCTGACCAGCACCGCCTCGGCGCCGGGGATGGCCTCGATGTCCAGCCCGAGCCGGAACCGGCGGTTGCACTCGCTCCACGGGATGCCGCCAGCGTGCGCCAGGTTGGCCGCGGTGAACCGCTCGATGGTATCCTCGAATAGAGCCTCGACTTGCCGCATGTCGAACCGCACGTACCCGCGCCACGCAGCCCCAAGGTACGTGTTGAAGTGCGCATCGAATCCGGACTCGACACGCCGCAACATCGGGATGAGCGTCTGCGTGAAATAGACTTTGAGACGGCCCTGGAACGTGGCGTACTTGTCGATATCCTCGAAGCCCAGCAGCGACTTGCTCATGCCGTACACGGCGCAGATCTTGTCCGGCTGCATCTTCTGGCTCTCGAGGATGGCGAGGTCCGACTCAAGGAACTTGCCGTCCATCAACTTGGCGCCGACAGGCACAACCACGTCGTGAGAAATCGTGCCGTCGTTGCGCCGTCGCCCACGCAACTCACTCTTCGCCTGATCGCGCTGGTCGGTCGTCAGGGTTGCCGGGAACTCCCAGATCACCACGCGCTCGCCGCCGCGCGCGATCACATCCGACTGCAGGACCTCGGCCATGGTGTCGATGCCGTAGGCGTAAGCAGCAGCCTGCAGGCGCGACATGCCGCGCCACGGATTGGCCGGGTTGATCTCGCATGTGTGCAGCACTTCGGCCACCGAGCCTGTGTATGTGCTGCCGCCCTTCTGGTATTTCCAGCGGGCCGGGACCTCATCGACCAGATCCTCGCGCCAATGCCTGGGGTCAAGCCAGAACACCATCTGCCGCGGGCTGCGCGGATCATCGAACTTGATGAAGTACTCACCACGCAGGGCCAGCCACGTGAACAGCCACTGCACCATCTCCGGCTGCGAGAAATGCGGCGACGGCCTGGCAATCAGCGAGGCCAGCGGGTGCGAGTCCGGCACCCGGCTGTCTGGGTCGGCAGGATCGCGCAGGACGTGCATGGGGATACCAGCGGCATCAGTGGCGATGCGGTGGATGCAGGAAAAGGCGACCCACGAGCGGTGGTAGGCACTGTCGATATCGCGTGCGCCTTGGCCGTAAATGAGCGGCTGGCCCTGCTTGAACAGTGATACGTTGTCGAACCTGACGTTGGATTTCTCTTCGCCCACGGCGGTCATCGCACGCTCGACGCTCGACGAAACGGCTGGCATCATTGCCCGTCGCTGCCTTGAGGTTTTGCGATTCCTTGCCATGACGCTCCTTACACGTAGTCGAACGAGAAAGACTCAGGGGCCGTCGCCAGATCGGCGCTGGCAATCCACACCGACATCAAGCGATCGCCGTAGTGGCTCGCCTCAGGCGTCCAAGCCTTCATCTCTTCCCGCAGTTGGCGCGTCTCATCGCCCATCGCAAAACCCCACCGGCCCATCTCGATGGCCGAAGCCAGCCCCTGTACCCCCAGCTCGCAATCGCGCCTCTTCGCTGTAGTCGTCCGACCGCGAACCCTAATATCAGCCGTCTCCGCCGGAGTCAAGCCCAAAGCCGAGCACACCCGCGCATCGTGGAACATGTCAACGATGTATTTCTGAGCCGCATTGTCTTCAACCACAAACTCGGCATTGCCCCCAGCACGATTCACGGGGCCGTGAAAGGCCCTGTAGATTGCCACCATCCGCCTGGCGATCTCCGTGCCCTCCATGCGCGCAGACTGCAGGTTGACCAGGTACCGCATGTGCCCACTTCCAACAATGGTGCTCATGGCCGTCAGGTCGTGCGACTCGCCCTTGCGCGTAGCCAGGTCTACCCCCGTGCGCATCTGCACCTGACTTGTCCCCCCGAGAAACGACGGATCCCAGGAGTCAAGCCACGGGCACTTGCCGTGCGCTGCGTCCCAATACTCGGCGCGAAAGAAGTTGAAGCTCTCGCTCAGGGGGCGATTGCGGAACTGGCGGTCGTAGGCCGTCTGCCCGATCTCGGCAAGCTTGGCAGTCAGGCGCTCCTGCGGCCACTGCGCCGGCCACAGCGTGGAGTCATCCCCATTGCCAACCTCGGCGTCGAACTTGACGCTGTTCCATCCCGGCTGGCCCGCCATGTGGTGCAGCAAATCATCGGCGAACCACGCCGTATCGAGAATCCAGACGAAGCCCCCTGGCAGCACACGCCCCAGAATCTCGTCCTTGATAACAGATATCAGCCACTCACGATTAGCCTGAGTCCTGGTGTTGGCGGCGTCCAACACATTGTCCAAGATGATGCCGTGCAGGCGCGCGCCAAGGATCTGGCCTTTGATGCCGTAGCCGGCCAATGACGGATCTTTCGAGCCGCGGGGGCAATCAGCCACACGGATGCTCGTGCGCCCCCATTCCTCGAGCGCAGCGGTATGCTGCTGGACCTGAGGGCGCAAGCGTGGGTACACCTCGCGCAGCCTGTCATTGCCCAGGATCTCACGGCCGACGGCGCCAACCATCTTGGCCGTCTGCTTTTCCTTGGAACTCATGTAGGCGTACTGCCGATCACCATGCTGCCCGAGCAGGCGGCAAAGCGTCATCTTGGCCTGCGTGGTCTTGCCGTGCTCAATGGGATACCACATCACTAGCCGATCATTGGCCGCCGTCATCGACTGCCAGTGCCGGTGATGCCACGCCTGGCGGATGGGAAGCCCTGTTTGGTCGTCAGTGAAGCAATACTCGCAGAATGCATTGGGGTCACGCCGCGCAGCCATCACCTCAGGCGATGGCACGGCGGCGCGCAGGGCGGTCAGGAAGTGGCGGCCTATGACGTGCGAATCACCCGGCAGCACCACCTCCCCCAATCTCTCCCTCCAGCCGCTCGATGATGCGGCGCAGCGTCTCCTGATCGTGCACCTCGGAGACCACTACACCGACCAGGCGATCGATGTATTGGCGCGTGCTCTCCGAGAGGTCGACTTGCGTGCGGTCGACGAAGGCACCCATGGTCTTGCCCAGCAGCTCGAGCGCGCGGTTGGCGGCGCTGGCGTCGGCCATCTTCTCAACAAGCTCCCCGCCAACCACATCATGAGGGACAAGTCTCTTGCTTGATTCGGCCACGGCCATGAGGCCGTCCATCACGTAGGCAAGATCAGCCACCGCGCGCCTCTCGGCCTTGGCCCTCAGCCGGTCGATGTACTCCCTGACCGCTGGCCGGCGCGCTAGCTGGCTGGCGTTGCCGTTGCCGCCCTTGAACCCGGCAGCCACATAGCACTGCTCTTGGGTCATCTTGCCCTCGACCAGCAGGCGGGCAAAGTGCTCTTGCCGGGGTGTGATCGGTTTGCTCATAGCCCACGCCCGTCCTTCAGCGGCGAGACCTCGACGGTGGCCAGGGACATGTCGGCGCTGTACCTGACCACGGCCCTGATGTTGCGACTCGGATGCCGCTCTAAAGCGTACCGCTTCAGGTCGGGGATGACAAGCTCCGCCCGATGGGCAAAGTCCCGCTCAGGCTCGCCGGGCAGACGCTCAACCTGCCGCCGATACGTCCTGAGGACCAGGCTGGTGGTCAACATCGGACGCCTCCTTGTGCTTGACTTCGATCTTGGCCAGTAGGGCCTGGCCGTCCGGGGTCTCGCGTGCGGCCACGAAGGCATCGGTCAGTTGCTGCAGGATCTCGCCGACCACGATCATGCCCACCAGGCGCTTGCGCTGCTGCTTGCCGGGCTGGATCACGCGGCCGTATTCGTTTTGGTAGACCCCGAGCTGATGCTCGCGCCCCTCGGCAACAGCGGTCAGGACCATCTGCGATTGGGCGACGATGTTGGACACCAGTAAGAGCACGCGCTCTGTCGGTGTGTAGTCGGCGGCAAGATTCTCAGTCATCGGATTCCCCCTGGTCTTCTGCTGGGACAAATACCACGGCGAGCCCATCGCCGCGCGGAACGCACTCGTGAGCATTGTCGTAGTAGCGAGCACCGAACCCGCCGCCTGGCATTAGGACAGGCACGACCAACCGCTGGCATTCGGCCGGGACGTCGCGCACGAACTCGATGCCCTGGATCTCGAACACAGCGCGCATAGTCGGTGCCTCCAAATTGGCCACGCCATATCGCTTGGCTAGCCAGTTGATGAGCATTTCCCCCAGCCGCTCGGTGAGGATGGCAAGGGCGCGCATCTGCAGATAGACGCAGGCGGCGAGCATGAGCAGGGCAAGGACGTCACCCACGGCGCTCCTCCGCGATGTTGGCCAGCAGGGCGATGAAGCCCCGCAGGTCGATCGGGCCATCTGCCGGCCTGAGGTCGGCCACCTCGCCGAAGACCACCGACACGTCGAGGTCTGATAGCTTGATGCTCATGCGCCCGACCTTTCGATAGCCATCCACTACCGTCCACGGCAAACCGTAGCACCTGCCGCTGGCGTCATGCAACAGGACAATGCCAACGAGGCAGCCGCCGGCCAGCAGCTGGCCACACCGCAGCACCTGGTCGGGGGCCATGGCCGACGCCCAGCGCCACGAGACGCCATCGCCGGTCATGCGTTTGCAGTCGATCTCGCAGTGCTGGCCGCGGTAGTGGCCGCAGTAGTCCAGTGGGCCCGGGCCCTCAAAGACGACCAGCGGGGCGCGCTGGCCACGTGGCGTTGCCCCTGACCCGATGATCCGGCATGGCGCCCCGAAATGCCCCAGGTAGAGCCCAGGGACACGGGCAATGGCCGGCTTGAGCAGATCTTCCCATGCCCGCCCCGACTTGGCCAGCCGGTTGCCGGCCTGTGCACCCTTAGCCATGGGCCGCCTCCTTAGCGTTGGCCACGTCGGCGATGGTCTGCTCGGTAAAGCGCGGGGGCCCCTTGTACTCGTCCACGAGGCCCAAGACGGCATCGGCCACATCCGCGCTGTGCCGGCGAGCGGCCAGCGACCAGTAGACCACCCCCGAGTAGTCGTTGGCGTCAATCGCCTGCCTGATTTTCGACCAATAATAGGAAGTCACAGCTTCCAATGGGGTGTTCACAACTAGCGTCCTTTCGTCAGTTTTCTTGAAACATTCTGTGTCATCACGTATGTCAGAATTGACATAGAAAAAATGGGTGCGTGATGACTGGTCATCACGTGCCCTTTTTCGTGATGACTGCGTGATGACTGGCTAGGGGTAAATTGACTCAAGTTCTTTGTTTCCTGTTGTTTGGCCAGTCATCACGTTTTTGGCCTGCGTGATGACTAGTCATCACGTTGCCAACGAAAATGCCTCAGTCATCACGCGCCGCACACGTAGTGTGCGGCGTGATGACTGAGGCGTTAGGCCGCTGTCGGAAGGGTAAAGTGCAATCCATCACCGTGAGCCGTTTTTCGCATTCGATCTTCCCATCATCGACCATCGAGTTGACCATCTTGATGAGCGTCCGCTTGCGGCGCAGGTGCTCCTTGCGGTAGCCCTCCCGGTCCTCAGCCGATGTCGGCCTGATTGGTGCCGTGTCGCACCACGTGGTCAGCAGGTCGCTAATTGTGATCCCCTGGGCAATGTCGAGGCCTCGCGCTGCGCGCCTGGTGTCCTTACCCGGCAGGTAGTAGGCGTGGTCGCGGAGGGCGTCCATGAGGCCTACCTCGCTGAAGGCCATGAAGGCCGGCGTCGCACCGGCGCAGGGAACGGCGACGATGCTTTGCCCGTGCTTGGCCACCTCGAAGGCCACTGGGGTCTCCCACTCGAGGTCGCGCATCTTGTGCCTGACGATCTCGCGCCGGCCGTCGTGGACTTCGATGCCGATCATCCAATCCACATTGCCGAGGAACGCGCTGCTGCCCCTGTAGGCGGCGCCGCCCTTGCTGGGGTGGTGAATGGCTATCACCGGGATCCCGTAGCGTACCCATCGCCCCAGCTCGGCTAATAGGGGGGTAACTGCCGCCTGGTTGTTTTCGTCGACACCGGGGATGGCTGCGCTCACGGTGTCCAGAACGATGAGGGCTGGGTAACTGCCGCGGCGGTTGATCTCCTGCTTGACCACGAGGGACAACTCGGCGATGGCCTTTGGGGCGGAGAAATCAACGCCATCGATGATGGCCGCGAAGTTATCGGTTGTGTCCAGCCCGTGCATATCGTTGTACGCCGCGCTGCGTGCCCCCCACGAGGCGATCGACTCCGCAAGCAGTACCAGCACCCACCCACTGCGCCGAACATCCTTGAGGCCGAATAGGGGCTCCTGGCGGGCGACGGAGTTTACCACCGCCAGGGCAAACAGGGACTTGCCGCTGCCGGGGGCGCCGACCAGTACGCCAAGCCCGCGGTCGGGGATCACGTCGTCAATCAGCCAGGTGGGGGGCGGCAGGGCTTCGAGGTCCGCCATGGTCAGAATGCGGGGCAACTGCTTGGTTGCGATCTCGTGGCCGCCAAGCGCACCGATATCGTGGTATGGATCGGGGTCATCATCTGCCTCCCCGATCACATCGTGGGCAATGATCTTGTCCCTCAGCAGGTCCACGAGGTCGTTGCCGTGCGCGGCGCCCGCGCGCATGGCCCAGAACAGGGCGCCGGTTGTGTCCGATTCGGACAGGCACTCTGCGATTCTAGACCAGAAATAATCGGCAACTGATGAGTCCGAAGATGCTGCTGCGTTCGGTTGGCCACCGGGCACAATGCCGGAGAGGTCGACGTTTTCCACGCTGTACTCCGTTTTTGTGGCCGGGCAGGGACGGAGGGCCCTGCCCGGCCGGCCGCGCCTTTGCAGATGACCGTTGCAAGCGGTCGGCGCGGGTGGATGGTAGCGCGATCAGTACGGCTACTGCAAGCGGGCATTCTCCGGCCACAACGCCAGTTCGTCGACCAGGGCGCGGGCCTCCAGCACGCGCTCCCGGTCTTCCCCCACGGCGCCGAACGCCAGACTGTCAAGCAGGGCGCGCAGGTCGGCGATGATGTGCACCGGCAGCCGTGCGGGCTTGACCATGGTGGATCCATTCGGCGACTTGCCGAACGTCGTTTCGGTGCCCATCGCCAGCCGCGCATGCCCCGCCGGGATCTCCGGAGGCCCGGCGAGGTCTGCCGCTGCCCTGGCCGCCGCCTGCTGGGCTTCGACCTGCCGCGCCGTCTCGAGCATCTGCCGCAGGTCGCGCAGGGCTTCGGCCTTGGCCACGGCCGCCTCATCCTCGAACTCGGCGAAGGTGGCGTCGACCTGCATGTCCTGCGCATCCTCGAGCATGCCCTCGATCTGCCCGGCGGTGGCGCCCCAGGCGGGCCTGCGCATGAGCTGCGCGATCTTGTCACGGATGGCCTTCACCCTGCGGGCGTCGATCTCTGCCAGCCGGTTTTCCTCGGCGGCGATCTTGGCCTTAAGGGGGGCCTTCACGGCCTGGTCGATGGGCTCGGCGATGCGCTTGGCTTCGCGGTCGATGAGCTGGCAGAGCTTGTACGGCTCGTCCTTGGTCGCCTTGCGCAGGGCCTCAAAGCGCGTCTGCCAGCTGGTGACAGCCTTGAGGTCGGCCTTGGCTTCGGCCATGCCCTGCTCGGTGGTCAGGTCGTAGACCTTTTCCTTGAGCGGCATGAGGTCGCGGGCCGCCACCAGCTCGAGGTGCTGGAACGACTCGATGGGCGACAGGCTGGTCACGGTGTTGTTATTGTCAGACATCAGCGTCTTCCTCCCCCTCGACCAGCGCCGACGTATCGGGCTTGGTCATGGTGTAGTGGATGATCTCGCGCATCTTCTGCGCGTCCCTCTTGGCGATGGCCGCGCGCATGCTGGCCTGCCGATGCTTGCTCATCTTGGCGGCCAGGGGCAGAGCCAACTCCCGCAACTGGTCGACGTCCAAGGCGTCGAGGTCGACCACCTGGAGGCCAGCCGCGGCGGCGTCCGCCACCAGGTCGCCAGGAGGCGCGGTGGGTTGCGCGGCGGGCACCTGCCCGGCAGGCTCGCTACTGCCGAGGTCGGGCTCGGTCGCTGACACGACCGGCGCGGCGGTGCCCGCCGCTGGGGTCGGCGCGGGCGCCGCCTCAGGTTGCCCGATGTACTGCGCGAAGATGTCCCACCCCGTGGGCGACTTGCCGGGCTCAGGCATCGGCAGTTCAGCCGGCAGGGGCAGCCTGCTCTTGGCGAAATACGCAGGCATCTCGCGCGTGAACAGGAATCGCTCGCCGGTGCCGACGGCCACGTTGCGCTCGCGGAAGCCCTGCTCGGTCTTGCGCACGAACGTCTTGTAATTGGCGAACAGCACCTCGTCCGCCCAATGCATGACTTCGGCTGCCGCCTTGTGGTGCAACTGCATGCTGTAGCGGTCGTAGGCTTCGTTCGCCGGATCCTCGAAGCGCGCGATCTTGGCGTGAGCAAGGCAGATGACGGTCATTCCACGCACATCGCGGATCTTGTCCAGAACGAACAGAATCTTGCGCATGTCGATCACCGCCGCCTCGTAGCCGCGGCCGTAGCCGATCTCGCCCACGGTCATGAGGTTGGTCCCCGACACTACGGCGCTGTGAATGAGGGCCTCCACGCCGTCGAGGGCGTCGACGATCAGCGTCTGGTAGTCGTGGTCTTCCAGCAGCACGCTGCGCAACTGCTGCTGTAGGTCGCCGAGCATGAGGCACATAGGAAGCCTGTCGATGCCGATGTCGTTGCTGCCGTCTTCGGTCTGGATGACCAGCGGCTTTGGCGCGCCGCTGGCCCAGGTGTTCTTGCCGATGCCGCCGACGCCGTAGACCACGATCTTACGCGGCTTGACGGCGCGGCCGGTGATGACTTGGAGCATGTTCTCCCCCTCGCAGGTCAGAACGGGAGCCCATCGTCGGGCGTGCCGTTGTTGGAGTTGTTCCCCTGCCCGGCCAGCCTACTGACCGTGCCCGTCTTCTTCTTGGGCGCGCGAGCTTCGGCCAGCGGCTGGCCCGGCGCGGCGTAGTTGCCGATGCCGTTGTAGCCGTCGTCGTCGACGTAGACGGACACCTGGAGCGGGATGTTGAGCAGGTCGTACTCGGAGGTGGGCTTCAGGACGTTGATCGCCCGGCAGATGCTGGACAGCTCGGACTGCGCGATCTGAACGGCGGTGGCGTTGGGGTTCTCGAGGTTCAGGCGGGTGATGACCTTGCGCTCCTTCTTGGGGCCGTCGATGACCTCGAAGGTCAGGACGAGCATCTTGCCGGTGCCGGCCTTGGTGGCCTTCCACTGCGCGTCCATGCAGACGACGTTGTAGATGCCTGCGGGCAGCGCCACGAAATCGCGCTTGGGCTCGACCTGCGAGGCGTCGAAGTTGCCGAAGAATTCGTTACTCATGCTGGTCTCCGTTCTGGCGCTGGTGCGCCGGTTACTTGTTGGCGCTCTCGCGGTGATCGGCCAGCCACTGCTCCACGTCGGGGCGCAGCCAGACGAGGTTGTATCCGTTGGCGGCGCGGATGGGCAGCGGCGCAGAGCCGTTCTTCTTGGCCAAGCGGTTGCGCAGCGTTTTGGGCGTGATGCCCAGCAGGGCCGCTACCTGATGGATGCTGAGGGACTCGGGGACAGGCTGATTGGTCATGGCAAATCTCCTGTTGGGTGGCCGCCGGCAGTGGCGACCGGGGCAATCGTAGGCCCGTCTTGTTATCCCGTCAAGGGCAAAGAACAGAAAGTTTCATAAGGCATAATGCGTGCCAATACGGGCGCAAACGGACTAAGTTTATTTTCGCCGTTGGCGAATATTTCCCTTGAGGTCGGGGGTAGGATTGTCGACAATAGGGACAAGTCACGGGGCGGCAGGTGGCC